AACGAGTCCGACAACTAACTTTGGTGATAAAAACTTACGCGAGATGACAAAAAAGACACCTGTTAAGGCTGTAAAAAAGGAGGTGAGCCAGACTGAAATTAAGTACGCCGAAAACCTTTATGTCGAAAAAGGAATTGCACCTCAGTCTATTGCTGACGAACTTAGCAGGAACATCAAAACAATCTACGCCTGGCGCGACAAGTTCAACTGGGATGAAACGAAGGATTTGTTTGAAAGCGGACCTATTGAACTCAAAAAAAGGATCATGGAGGAAGCAATAAAGCTTTCGAAGGGAGATAAACCTTTAATAGTTGCCGATGCCTTCAGTAAGATCATGAAAGCATACGACTATATGAGTCAAAAAGTAGGTCCAGAAGTAATCCGCGATGTATTTGTTGAGTTCGATAATTTTATGGTGACCGTTGATCCGAAGGTTGCCAACGAATTCACTAAATATCACAAGATGTTTCTTCAACACCGGATAACCCTCGCATCATAATGGCAAACTTCGACAAAATCATTGCAGACTATGACAAGCACTGTTTGCGCGTTGCACAGGCCACATCGATCAACATTAATGAGGGTGCCGTCGAAAAACTAAAGCGGATTAAGGAGCTGGAAAAGGACTATATTAAATGGTTTGAATATTACTTCCCAAATTATGCCAAAAAGAAAAGTGCATGGTTTCATAAGAAGCTGGCCAATGCGATCATTTCAAACAAGCAGATAAAAGCACTTGCTGAGCTCTATCGATCGGCAGGGAAGTCAGTTCATATTGACATGGGAATACCATTGAATTTATACCTTGTCAAACACGACCTTCATTTTATGCTTCTGGTTGGTGAAAATGAAAAGAAAGCCAAAACACTGATTTCCGGCATCCAAAGTCAGCTTCAATACAACCAGCGGATCATTAATGACTACGGGCGAAAGTTTCAGCATGGGGATTGGTCTGACGGTGATTTCACAACGAATGACGGGGTTAAGTTCATGGCACTTGGATTTTTAATGAACCCACGTGGAGCGCGTGAACAGGCCGAACGACCGGATTATATCGTAGTTGATGACGTTGACAACAAAAGGCATGTGAATAACGACAAACTTATGCGTGAGTCTGTTGATTTCATTACCGAAGATATCTGGGGTTGTTTCGATTCGGAGGATAACGCAACCGAGCGGTTTGTTTATGCCAACAACAACTTTAATAAGAAGTCGATCACCAACCGGCTGAAGGAGTATATCGTTGTCAAAATAAAGGAGGCAAAAGCCAACAACGAAAGTCACGACTTCTTTCATCTCAGGGTTGATGCGGTAAAGGACATGAACACGTTCGAGTCGAACTGGCCGGAGAAAACAAGCGCGGAGTACTGGAAAAAGAAGTACAATTCAATGCCTTTCCGCTCGTTTATGCGTGAGTACATGAACACCCATGTCGAGGAAGGGAAGGTATTTAAATACAATCAAATCCAGTTTACCAAGATACTCCCTTACCGGAAGTATGATGCCATTGTGTTTTATGGTGACCTTTCGTTTTCGGATGAAGCATGTCATAAATCGATTGTCGCCTTGGGGAGGATCGGACGCAAATACCATATCCTTCACATTTTCTTCAGGCAAACGTCCAGAACACAGGTTGCAGCATGGTTATACGACATTTTCGAAGATAAGAAGCTCAATGGTGAGTCGATGCAATACATCATTGAGGGGTTATTCGCGATGAGTGAATTTGTGAATGATTTTGATGAGGAGGGTGACAGCAGGGGTTACTACATCCCGGTTGTGGCCAGCAAGCGGGCGAAGGCTAACAAGTTCGATCGTATTGAAGGGATGTCAGGTTATTTTGAAAGGATGAATACCTATTTCAATGTCGACGAAAAAGACAATGCTGACTCTATTTTAGCGCGCGACACACTATTAGCATTCGAAAAAGGAGCATCGGTACCCTTAGACTTTCTCGATGCGCTTCAGGGAGCATTCACAGAAGTCAACGCGATCACCTTTGTTGAAAAATTTGAAGTAAAAACTTTGTCCAGGGAGGCAACTAAAACCAGGTATTTCTAATGTATAGATACTTTATTGATTTCTACAGTGAAGAAACCTTGACAATCAAAAACGAAAATTGTCCGGTACCTTCAAAAGATGATGAGGTTTATGTGAAAGAACAGCGATATGTTGTAATGTCATTGCTTATTGATTTAGACCATAACAGAGTGCAAATCTATTTAAGAAAAAGATAATGAGCCGATTTATCACAGAACCCGATTACGCGATGCAGATCAAACAGGAGATCATCAAACTCCTGACATCCCTTACAGATTGGTACACTACGGCCAAACTGGTGAGAGCAGAACAAACAGCAATCTCACAAATCAAGAACAGGATAGGCAAACGCTACGATTGCGCGGTGATCTTTGCCCCGTTACTTCCACCGACTGTAGGTGAGAATCCCGGTGAACAGATCGACACACGTGATGCCTGGATAGTGACCATCACGATTGACATTGCACTTTATCACCTGTACAGCCAGACCGGCGCGAAAGATATCCCACAACATCGCGCTGACAGATACCAGGACGCAGTTGATTGGCTGAAGGATGTTGGCAACGGAACAACACCGGCAGATCTTCCTCCGGTAATAGACGTTGATGGTAATGAATATGCAGAGGCACGTATTTGGAGCAAAACTCCTGAAAATCATAAATGGTAATATTTAAAACTGTTTTAAATGAACTTTAAAGATAGATTTAAAGCTGTAGGGAGTGCCCTGCGTGGCAATCCCACTTCAGCAACATCAGGCAAACCACAAACCAACGCGAACGATATCACAATCAAATTGCTTCAGGAGTGGACCGACCGAAGCCGGAAGGATATTAAGAAATGGCGTGATGCGTTAATAATTGCAGAAGACCCAGAGAACCCTCGCTGGTATATGCTCCAGGACTTATTAAGCGATCTGGTGTTGGATGCTCACCTGGCATCTGTGATGGATATCCGCAAAGCCGCCACATTGAACCACCGCTTTTACATTACCGACCTGAAGGGTGAAGTACTCGAAGAGCAAACTGCATTCCTAAATAAGAAATGGTTCTTTGAGTTCCTTGATGTCGCGCTGGATGCCAACTTTTACAGGTATTCAGTTCTTCAGTTCTTTCGGGAACTGGAAACGCCGGTATTCACAATGATCCCACGCAGGAACTGCTGCCCGCAATTTGGCAGGGTTTATCTCGAAATCGGAGGTGATAAGTTTATTGAATACAAAGCCGAAACGGGTGTAATTGAAATCATTCACAATTCACCGTTCGGGATTCTCAATGATATTGTACCAAATGTGATCTGGAAACGCAACGCGCTGCAATCGTATGCTGAATTCAGCGAAAAGTACGGACAACCGCTGATCACTGCCACAACCCAGAATAAAGCGGAGGTGCCTCGCATTGAAAAAATGCTCAAGCAACTTGGTGAAGCGGCTCAGGCAGTATTGCCGGTTGGAACAACCATCGAGATCCACGACATGGCCAATGCCGGGAATCCTGAAAAATGTTATCTCTCTCAAGCCAGGTTTCAGGATGAACAATCCAGCAAGCGGATCATCGGTTCAACCACAATGGCCGATACCGGCGCAAACCGGAGCCAGACAGAAGTGCATGAGCGGACATTGAATGATAAGATTGCAGGATCAGACAAGCGCTCTGTGACTTTCGTAGTTAATGATCAGCTGATGCCGGTACTTCAAGGCCTTGGATTCCCGTTTGACAATACAAAGATGTTCTTCCAGTTTGATGAAACCGAAGAATTGAACCTGACTGAACACTGGAAGATCGTTAAGGAAGCAATGATTGTATATGAAATTGATGATGAGTGGGTAGGTAAAACTTTCAATATTCCGATCATAGGACGCAAAGATGCTGCAAGCAAAGTTCCCGAAAAGGTTCAAAAATCTGCCAATGCTGCATCCGCTAAAAATAGCTTTACCGCAAATTTTCAGTAAGGAACCAACCAGGGGCAAACATTGCTTCCTTATATGAACATACATGCCCGCATTGCGGATTAATAAAAAATCCGGTAGCGATAGAATCGTTGCCTCCTGACTTTCTTGATTCAATGTCGGGTGAGGTTGGAGCGTTGGTAAAACAATTATTTCGTGACGGAAAGTCAACAAACGAAATACTTAAGCTGACAGGATCATTACTGGCAAACAAAGTAAGCGAGTCGTTTAAGCATATCACGCCCGATTTTACAACTCCCGACACCGAAATGTTGGCAAGGTTAACGCGAGATGTCTGGCAATTCAGCGCGGCAAAGAATTACCAGCAAATGCGAGACTTAACCATTGCGCTTAAAGATGATAAAGGCAAACTTCGTGAGTTTGCTGACTACAAAGAAGCAGCAGGCAATATCTGTGCGAAGTACAACGAAACATGGCTTCGTACAGAATACGACTCGGCTATTGCCTCGTCACAAAATGCAGCAAGGTGGGTGGATTTTAAAAAAGATGTCGATAGTATTCCAAATCTTGAGTATCAAACGGTAGGTGACAGCAGCGTGAGAGAGTCTCATCAGGCATTGGACGGAATAATCAGACCACTTAAAGATGTGTTTTGGAGTACGCACTATCCGCCGAATGGATGGAGTTGCAGGTGCGAAGCAATACAGTCCATTGTAGGGGATGTAGGAATAACCAAAGAAAGTGACATTCCCGGTATCGTTATACCTCCATTATTCCGGACTAATCTGGCAGAAACGGGCTTGATCTATCCTAAGAACCACCCTTATTACAATGGTGTGCCAAGGTCAGAGATCAGAAAAGCAATTGCCTGGTTACCGCCTGAGAATACATATTTAGATGTTGTTATCGGCAACCATGATATTAAAATACATCCGCTCCATGGAGAGAAGGAACTTGGAAAAAACCTTGAGGCTTGCAATGCACTATTAAACATTGATCCGAAGGCAAAATTGAGGCTACTACCGATTATTAATGAACACGAAATCAAGATTAAGGATAAATTTTATCCAAAAGAATACATCAAAAAGTTTGGCAACAAAAACGGAGATGCACTATATAACGGGAAGGTCATTGAATTTGAAAGTCCAAACGGAAGTAAGTCATCTATTCAAAACGCAATCAAGGAAGGTAAAAAACAGTCTGATTTTGTAATACTACATATTCCAAATAAAATTGATCTAAATGAAACTAAGAGAATAATAGAAGGGCAACTTCTTCATTATAAAGATAAAGAAGATCTTACTATTTGGATTATAAATAGCAAAGGAGATATAGAAAAATATACAACAAAGCAAAAGCGGTAAAAACCGAAGTTATTACCGCTTTTGGGAGGTTTGGCTCGCAGGCCAATCCGACACAAATATACAACAATTTTAATTAAAACAATATGGCCAACGGAGTATCAAAATTACAACTGCTGATCGACCTTCGCAATAGATTGGGTGCCGGACTTAACTCTGCCAGACAACAGGTCGAACGTGCAACAGGAGGGATGCAACGGAGGTTGGATGCATTTTCAAATAGTAACTCCAGACTTTTTAGTGCAATAGAAGATCGTGTACCTGGAGTTAGCGGAGCATTGGGGATGCTCGCCAATCCTTACGTGTTGATTACTGCTGCCGTTTTGGCCGCTGGTATGGCAATGGTTAAATTTACGGGCATGGCCAATGATTGGAAAGTGGGGTTGGCGGAGATCAACGTTACTGCCGGGATGACACAAACGGAACTTGGTGGTTTATCAGATAAACTCCTGGAGATAGGAGGTCGAAATGTCGCTCCATTAGAAGAGATCCCGAAAGCATTTAACAGGATCATATCGGCAGGATTGAGCGTTAACGACTCTCTCGCAACGCTTGAGCCAACACTTAGGGCGGCAAAGGCTGGTTTCACAGATGTAGAAACAGTTGCAGCGGCTGCCGTATCTACCATGCAATCGTCAGGCCAGGATGCTAATCGGGTATATGATGTTTTGTTTGCAACACTAAATAAAGGTAATGCGAAGTTTAAAGATATTGCGCAGTACCTTCCCAAAGTCATACCAGTTGCGCGCAATGTAGGTTTCGCTCTTGATGAAACAGCAGGAGCGTACGCTTCACTTACAACTAAATTAAGTGCCGAGGTATCATCAACAGCGCTTGAAGGAATTATGCGATCGTTTTCTGATAAGGATAGGGTGAAGGCATTTAAGGGAATTGGAGTCAACATCTTTGACAAAAAAGGAATGTCAAGAAGTCTTATTGACATCATGTCTGATTTAGAAAAAGAGATGTCCGGACTTACAGATAAACAGCGAATGCTAAAGTTTGGAAAGCTCGGACTTGATCAGGCGGCAGTACTCGGATTATCGACATTAATTCAGGATATGCCAAACCTTAAAAGTAGTATTGATGCAACCGTCAACTCACAAGGCGCACTAAACAAAGCATATGCAGACGCAGCAGCCCCTTTTGATGATTTTAAGCAAGTCTTAAACCTGATAAAAGTACAGGCAATTGGTATTGGCACAGCCATATTACCGGTACTTTCTGCAATCGGTAAAGGCGTATTATTTTTAGTTCAAAATTTAGACATCATCGGTGGTGTATTGGGCGGTTTAGCTATCGCTTGGTCGATCATGAATGCTAAATTACTGTTATATGCAGCCATTAATGGAATTCTGGCGGTAAGAACAGGCATTGCAACGGCAGCACAGTGGGCATTTAATGTTGCTGCAAGTGCAAATCCTATCGGGCTAATCGTATTAGCGATAGGCGCCTTGATTGGCGGTTTAGTTGTCGCTTACAATAAATTTGACAAATTCAGAGAGATGATTCAGATTACATGGGAAGTTATTAAGAATTTGGCAAGTCAAATTGGAGGCCTTTTAGTGGATATATTTGACTTCAATCTTGAAGGTATTAAGGATAAGGTAGCCAACTTCAAAATGCCCGATCTGAATGAAATTAGAGCGAAGATCAAGGTTGATAGTGAAACGTCCGGTGATTTTGCAGGCGTTAATAAAGATGGCACGTCGGTTAAACCAGGTGTAAGTCCAATCGCTGTTGCCGATGCCAAATCAATCGGAACCGGTAGCCAAACAAAGAGCGTAACAATCAATATTGACAGCTTTGTAAAAGGGTTTAATCCAACTTCCCAGTCTGTTAACGGAATGAATAAAGATGAGCTGGAAAGATGGATGACAGAAATGTTTATGCGTGTTGTACGGTCCGCTGAAACGGCCATGTAATATATATAGTATGAGTGAAGTATTAGGGTTAAGGGATTTCATGCGTAGGATGCAAGCGGTTTCAAAGGCCTATGATCGTTTGCCAAATGAGATCTCAGCAATTGCAGTGAAGTTCAGCAAGGATCGGTTCCGGGATCAGGCATGGCTCGATAAAACACGTCAACCCTGGAAACAAAGAGCAAGGAATAGAGAAGGTAAAAGAAGGAGTCAAACGTTGTTGGTTGATAAAGGAAGATTGAAAAGAAGTATCCGGAAGATTTCTGTCAGTCCGACACGTGTGGTTATTGGCACAGATGTACCTTACGCCCAAGTTCACAATGATGGTTTCAAAGGAGCGGTCAGGCAGCGCGTAAAAAGTCACACCAGGGCATTGACTAAATTTGGCATAACAAGCCGGAGGCAATTGAAACGAAGTACCAGAATTGAATTTGGAAGGGTCAAGCGAGGCGAAACGACGGTGAAAGCATACACACGCACGATACACCAGAACATTCCGGCACGTCCTTTCATCGGGCAGAGTGAAGCATTAGAAAGACAATTGATAATACATATTCAAACCAGCTTCGAGGAAGCATTTAATAGATAACCATGTTACAACCACTACTTGAATTATATCTCCGGTTCGAAGCCAACAGTTTAAAGTTTACAGAAGCAGGATTGAGCGCGGTTTCATTCCTTGATGTCTATCGTTCGCAGCCACTTGAGCCAGAGTTGTACGAATACTTTCCGGTACCTGCTGTATTCATTGACTATTCAATGCAAGGACAGGGCATTAAAAATCCAAGGCTGATCACGATGACGCTGCATATCGTTACGGATGATATGCCCGACGCATCCAACATATCCGAGCAAAAGAGCGAAGGGTTAAAGAGGTTTTTGTATCTTTTACTTATTCAACAGATACTGGAAGGGTGCAAACTGGGTAAAACATCAGCCCTGAAGTTCATGTCCGAGAACATTGTTGATGTTCCGGTTGTCAATTACCACACGCAGACCTACGAATTTGAAGCCTATCCGGTGGATATGATCGGGGATATTGATGTAATTATGGGAGAATTTGAGCGGTTAAACATCTATGGAAGTTTGTGCAAAAACCTTTAATAATGGCAATTCAATCTAAGCACTTTTGTTATCATTGTTTTGGTGGGGAAAGTGTTTAGATTGATGATAACACTCCGCTATCAAATAGCAGTTCAATACACGCACTTTTGTTATCATTTGTTTTCCCTCCTATCGGTATCC